TTGTAAGACAAGTAAAAGCAATAACTTTTGGTGCAGAACAACAATGGACAGGAACTCCAAGTACAGTTGACAGCTATTTAGCATTTAGTACAATTTCAAACGAAACTGTTGCAGAAAGAATGCGTATTGCTTCTGATGGCGCTGTGACTTTAAAACCAGATGGAATTACAACAGGTTTGAGATTACAAGGGCGTTCAAGTGACAACAACTTCTTTATTCAATGGAATAGTAATAATGGTAGCACAAATTACGGTTCTATAGGTAATAATTCAGGACAAGATGCTTTTTATTATTCATTTAATAACCACGTATTTACAAATAGTAATTCTGGTACAGAATATATGCGTATAGACAGTAATGGAGCTTTAGCGTTGCCACGTCTTGGAAATGATGGTTTTATTAATTTTAATAGCACGGATTTAGAATTAGATGTAAACAGAGATCCTAATACAGGTGCTTTTTCAGACACAGCTAAATCACACGCAAGAATAAGTTTGTCAGGACCAAGTGGTGGCTCAACTATTAAATTTATGACTGCCTCTGCTAATAATACTGTTGCTACACAGAAATTTAGTATTGATGGTAATGGACAAGGATATTTTGTAGGTGGTATGAGAGTAGGTGGTTTATATATTACTGCTTTACAAGGTAATGCACAATTAACAAATGCATCTACAAGCTCTGGTAGTAATCCTAGTTATATTGGACAGGGATTAATTAGTGTAAGTATTTCAGATGTAAAATCTAAAGAAAACTTTAGTGACGTACAAACAAATGAATGTTTAAATAAAATTGTTTCCTTAGCGGATCATGTTAAGAAGTTTGATTGGATTGATGAAGATTGGAAAAGAGAAAAAGGTAGAACAGTTGGTATGGTTGCTCAAGAAATATACGAAGACCATGGTGAGTTTGTTCACAAACCTGAAAATTATGACGATGATGGTTGGGCGATAAGATACCAAGAAATTGTTCCTACCTTAATTAAGTCAATACAAGAATTAAAAGCAGATAACGATAGTTTAAAAGCTAGAATCGAAACGTTAGAAAATAATTAATATGGCAGTAATATATTCGTATCCTTTAAAAACACCGAAAAGAGATGATTTACTTATAGGTACGGTAACTTACGATGAGTGTGATCAAGATTCAGTTGTTGGTAATCCTACGGTTAGTTTCACAGTAGGTTCATTGATTAATTTAGTTGAAGCTCAAGGCGCTGCTCAAAATTTACAACAAGTTACTGATATAGGCAGCACTACAACTAATTGCGTTATTATATCTAATGATTTAAAAGTTGCAGGTGGATACTATGATTCAAGTAATCAACCAGGGGCATCAGGTCAATTACTTAGTTCAACAGCTACAGGAACACAATGGATTAGTGTTGGCCCTCAAGGTGTAACAAGCGTCGCACAGTCACATGAAGGCGATGCTTTTTCAGTAACTGGAAGTCCTATTACTAGTTCAGGAACACTTGCTATAGAAATGCAAGGAAGTGCAACACAATATATAAATGGTTTAGGTAACTTAGTTACTTTTCCAACGATACCTACTCAATATGTTTTACCAGCTGCAACAACCGTAGCGCTTGGTGGAATAAAAATAGGTTACACTCAAAATGCAAAAAACTATCCTGTTGCGTTAAGTAATGAACAAGCTTATGTAAATGTGCCTTGGACTGACACGCCATATGTTTTACCTTTAGCTGCTAATGGTACAAGAGGTGGTGTACAAATAGGTTATGCGGAAAACGCAAAAAATTATCCAGTCGAGTTAGATAATGAAAAAATGTTTGTTAACGTCCCTTGGACTGACACGCCTTATGTATTACCGGTTGCTACAGCAGCAGATTTAGGTGGTGTTAAAATTGGTTATACAGAAAATGCTAAAAACTATCCTGTAGAGCTTGACTCAGATAAAATGTTTGTCAATGTGCCTTGGACAGATACGCAGACTGTTCAAACAATAACAGGTACTGGATCAGATAATACCGATTCTGGTATATTATTAAGTGATAGTGGTGGAACTGTTTTAATATTAGGTTCTGGTAGTGTTACAGCTGCACAAAGTGGTAATACTATAACATTAACTGGTACAGACACCGGTGTAACTGGAGTAACTTTAGCTACGGCAGATTCAACAGGTGCACCTCTTTCAGAAAGTATAACAAATAGAGAGTTAACTTTAACATCACACAAATATGTTGGTGGTGCTAACGTAGGTTACGTACCAGAAGGTGGAACTAGTGATTTATATTTAAAAGGAGATGGAACTTGGGAAGCAATACCTACTGGTTTACAATTTAAAGGAACTTGGGATGCTTCAGGTGGTGGTGGTGGAACTCCAGATTTAACACAAGCGGCTAATAAAGGTGATGGTTTTTTATGGATATGTGATGTTGCTGGAACTGCATATCCTAATAGTGGAACAAACCCACCTAGCACTTGGGCCTTAGGAGATTGGGCTGTTTATGACGGAACTGCTTGGACTAGAGTACCTGCTACAAATTCAGGTGTAACTAGTTTAACAACAACTAATGGTACTTTTGTTAATTTAACACCCAATATTGCTACAACTGGTGCTGTTACTGTTACAGCTGATCTAAGCGCACAAGACGGTACTTCTGACACTACTACAAAGTTTTTAAGTAAAGATAACACTTGGGATGTTCCTAGTTATACTACAGATACTAACACAACTTATACTGTTGATGTGCCTACAGCTACAACTAGTATAAATTTAAAAGGTAGTGATGGTACAGACGATGCTATCGTGTTAACAGGTGGAACTAATGTTACATTATCAAGAACAGATGCAAGCACAATAGATATAGCCGCAACTGATACTAACACTCAAAATGAATACGCTACATCATGGGTTGAATCTACTGATGATATATTATTAAGATTAACAGAAAGCGGCGCTGGAAGTGGAACACAAGATATAAAAATAGTTAAAGGTGCTAATATAACTTTTACATATACCGATGCAAATAACTTTACTATTGCAGCTACGAATACTCAAAACACGTATACAGCAGGTGCAGGTTTAAGTGTGTCTAATTTTGTGTTTTCAGCAGATATAGATACAACCGCTGCTGATTCAGCAACTAATAATTTATCGAATGATACTGGAAGATATTACGCAGTTCAACTTGATAATAATTCTACTGCTGCTGATAGAAAAATGGTTGTCAATGTACCTTGGTCAAGTGGTGGAACTTATGACTGGACTATAAAAGATAGTTCAACTGGTTCAAGTGTAGTAGATGATGGAGAATCAATACAATTTGTTACGGCTACAGGTGTTTTAGGTACAACTTTAACAGAACCTTCAGCTGGTAATTTTGTAATGACATTGACATCACCTAACACAACATATAGTGATTTTACAGCTGCTACAGCTCAAACTGCAGGCGTTAGCGGTCTTGTTGTTGCTCCACCTACTGGTGCACAAGGTAAATTTTTAAGAGGAGATGCAACATGGGTAAATGAAACAACATACAATACGTTCACAGGTGCTGATGGTACAAATGCTGGTACATCAGGTTTAGTTCCTGCTCCTGCGGCTACAGATAATGGAAAGTTTTTAAAAGGTGATGGGACTTGGGCAGCAACACCTCAAGGTAACATTACAGAAATAAAAACTACAGCACCTATAACAGGTGCAGCGACAAGTGGTATTGCAACTATAGATATAGACACTATGGGTGCAGCAACTGCAAATGCAGCTGGAACGAAAGGAGCTGTTCCTGCTTCTGCTGCTGGTGATCAAGCTAAGTTTTTACGTGCGGATGCAACATGGGTAGTTCCAACTGATACAAACACAAACACAACATATACTATAGAAAGTGCAAACAGTAAACAAATAAGTTTAATACCGAGTGATGTATCGGGTACAGCTAGCGCAGCTGGTGGATATTTTAATACTAATGTTATACAAGTGGACACTGTAGTAGGAGCGATTGCAAACGGTTATTTAATTGAAGGCTCTGGTATTCCTGCAGGTGTATTTATAACAAATATACAAGTGTTTGGAGGCATAAGAATATTAACATTAAACCAAGCTGTTAGTGTATCAAATAATACACCATTTTCTTTTAAAACAAGAACAGCAGTTACTTTAGCTGATGGAACTGGTATTAGTATTGCTGGAAATAATGATACAATAACTATTACAAACACAGATCGTGACACAGGTTTACCAGCTATAATAGTAGATGACACCGCTGGAAACATGTCATTTGGTAATGCTAATGTAACAGCTGCTACTATTAGAACAGAAATTGGTGCTGGAACTGGAGACGGAGTTGTGGAAAGTTTAACAACAACTGGAACTTCAGGGGCTGCAACACTTAGTAACGCAGGTGTTTTAAATATACCTAACTATGCAGATGGTAATGATAATGATTATTTAACAAGTTTAGCTTTTAATACAGCTAATGGCGTTTTAACAGCAACCGTACAAAATCAAAGTGATGTAACAGTTGATTTAGATGGTAGGTATTTAACATCTTATACAGTACCTTTAGCTAGTAACACTGTACGTGGTGGTATTAAAATAGGTTATACTGAATCTGGTAAAAACTATCCAGTTAAGTTAAGTAGTGAAAAAGCTTACGTTAACGTGCCTTGGACTGATGATAATGATATTGATTATATAAACGCTGCAACCTTTAATACTGGTAATGGTATATTAACTGGAACTGGAGTTGGTAGTGCTGGATTTAGTGTTGATTTAGATGGTAGATACGTAACATCTTCTGGTGTAACTTCTGTAGCTACTGGAAATGGTCTTTCAGGTGGAACTATTACTTCTACTGGTACGCTTACAATGTCAGGTTCTTATACTGGTAATTTTACTGTAACTGGAGATATAACAGCAAGTGGTGGTAGCGCTTGGTTAACAGCTCAAGGAAATGTTGGTAGCCATAATCCACCATTATCACAAGGTACAGCTTTAGGTTGGAATTACAGTAATGGAAGTGCTGAGGCTAATTTATTTTTTAAAGGTAATACAACAGATCACGCTAATAACCAACTTCGCATACAAAGTTACAATGGTACAGCTGCTACAGAAGTAATAAGAATACATGGAAATAAATTAGTAGATTTTAAAGGTAATGTTTCTGCTCAAGGAACAACTATTCTTACTAACTCTGGTGCAACCTCTTATTTAACAGCAAATAAATATACTTTAATAGGAAATCATAGTAATCCAAGCAATACTGCTGCAACTTTCTATGATCAATCAGGTCAAGGACCTACAATATCTGGTCTTGCAGTTTGTTTTAGAACAGGATCAACACCAGCTCAAACAGGTAAGTTAAATTCAAGTGGTACTTTTACGGTTTCTGGAGATATTGTAGCTTATGGTTCACCATCTGATGTTAGATTAAAAGAAAACATTAAACCAATTGAATCAGCTTTAGATAAAGTAAGTAAACTACAAGGTGTAACATTTGATTGGAAAAATAAATCAGAAGATATACTTGATATAAAAGAAGATATAGGGTTTATAGCTCAAGATGTTCAAAAAGTTTTACCAGAACTTGTTAGAGAAAATAACAATGGGATGCTTTCAATGAGACATCAAGGTATAACACCAATATTACTAGAAGCTATAAAAGAATTAAAAGCTGAAATAGAAGAATTAAAATTAAATAACTGTAATTGTAATAAGTAATGGCATTACCAGCACCAGGAAATCCTATATCTGCAACTTTAATAAATATTGAAGCCCAAAGAACAGGCACAACTAATGCGCCCTTGTCAGGAAACGTAGTTCCTACAACAACATCTTTAGTAGGTCTATATGTTAGTTCTGGCGTTAATCAAGTTGCCCCACATAAGTATTCTGAGTTTTATAGTAAAACTTATGTTGCTCCACCAAGCCCTTATTGGTTTGTTAATACTACAAATACACCTTCTATTGGTAAAGCTTATAAATACAATGGTACTTCTTCTGGCCGTCCTGTAGTACAAGATAATAATGCGGCGTTGCCAACATCTTACAACACAACTTTATCACCGTATGGAGGTAGTGGTTTAGCTGTAATACAAGTTGGCTCAGAAGCTGAAACTTTAATTATAGGTGGTAGTGTATCTAGCTCTGGAACAGTAAGTGGCGAAAGATGGCCTTTGCTTACTCAATTTGATCAAACAGCTGGGGTGCCCGAAATGTCTACAACATATAATTTTACAGGTTCAGTTTATCATTGGACTTCGGACATACATATATTAGACGGTAGTGATGGTATTTTTTGGGTTGATCAAGAAAAAGCCACTGACAATGATGGAGCTACCAATAGAAGAAGATATGGTTTTGTATTTCCAGTATTAACTTCAGCTGTTTTTTCTGGTGTAAACACAAATTATCCTGAGCTTTATCAATATGCTAATTTTATTAGCAGAATAGATAATTCTACTTATCAACAAGGTTATTTTTATTCATCACCTAAAATAGCATCAGTAAGTTTTACTAATCTAGATCCTTTTCCTAGTACTTCAACAAAATGGTATGTTTATGTTTGTAATCAAATAAAAAATGAAAATCTTGGTGATGCTCAAGAGTATAATGGAGGTGTTGTGCGTATAACTTGTGATACAGATGAATATAAAGGAGGAATTGTACCTATATTGTCATCACCTATTTTTAAAGTTTATCAACAAAATCCAGGAACAAACGGTTCTGTTTGGGGCACGTCAGACATGACAACATTTGCTGACATATGTGTTATGGGAGACCAACAACAATTTTAAATTAAATCATATGAGTAGTGTTTATACAGTAGGAACTATAATGCCAACCAATACTTCTTCACACACTGAAGGAACAATAGTTTCGTGGGATCATGATTTAGTAATGACTGCAAGATACACCATGAGATTAAATTCATCTACTGGACCACAAGGTGTTTGGAGTATGAATTTAAGGGGTATTGATTACAACGGTAACCCTGGATCTTATAGTCCAGATAAAGTTTGTGTTGTAGGAATGAATACATTAGGAACAAATAATTATTTAAATTATTCTTTTATTTTGTGTTTTAATAGAAATACTAGTGGTGTGCTAACAACTGATTGGAATAAAATTATAAGATTAAATCTTTGGAATACTGGATCTACAAATCCAGGATTAAACCCAGGTTGGGAACATATAGAAATGGACACCGAATACATATATACTGCAACAAGAGGTTATAGAATGGTTATCAGCAATAATGCATTATCAGACAATCAATATACAACTTCAGGACCTATGTACGCTGCTGTTGCTAAATTTAGAATAAGTGATGGAGCTATAATGTGGATTAAAAAATTTACGTTTGGCAGTACTGGAAGTTTTCAAAGTGCCAAAGGAATAACTAAAATAACTTTATCAAATTCTGCTTTATATGCTTCAATCTCTGTACCTGAAACAACCAGTGAAGGTACTTTAAAAAATACAGGATATGATTATTTAAAAATAAACCCAGCAAATGGCGATGTTGCAGGTTCGCCTGGATTATCAACATCAGCAACAATGCCTAATTCTTCTTCATTAGGAGGGTATCAACAGGTTAGTGGAACATCATATAATTTAACAACAACATATACTAGTGGTAGTAGTAATATTGTAACTGTTTCAGAATCATTAGAGTTTACAGACTTAAACAACACAGTAAGCAACCAATATGGAATAAATCCTACTTGGACTAAATATACATAATTAAAAACTAAAAAAAAAAATGGCAATTACTTACAAATGGACAATTAACCAAATGAATGCGCATATCCAAGCTGAAGGCAAGGACAATGTTATATTTAAAGTACACTGGACTTATTCTGGATCAGAAGAGTATAGAGGGCAAATTTATTACGCAAGTCAAATAGGTGCTCAAAGCTTTACTTATGTAGCTGAAGAACTTTTTATCCCTTACGAAGACACTGAAGCTTTTGAAAACGTAGTGATCGGATGGCTTGAAGATGCTTTAGATGTGGCAGCAATGGCGGCTAGTATTGAAGCTCAAATACAAAAACAAATTACACCTGTAAATAAAGATTTATACTTTACATGGCAAAATCCACCTATACCACTAGTTGAATAGTGTAAGTTTTGTAAAAAACAAGTGATAGTATAACTAAACCTATATCACTGTGGTAGTGATATAAACCAAAAATAATGTTTAACCCTTAAAACCAAAAAACGATGACTTATTTTTATTCGTTGACCTCTTCAATGGGTCAACCCAAAACACCACAAATTTCCGAAGAAACTATTAAAGCTTGGAAGCATTTAGCTGAAAAGAAAAACTGGAGAATAGTTCAGTTACCTAATGGTTATTTTCAAACCGAACACCGTGACCTAGAGTTAGAAGACAAATGGTACGATGTAACAAGGCGTGAAACTATTGAAGCCGCTGAAATCGCTATTGACGGTAGTGTTGATCACTATCAAAAGAAAGTCGATTTTATTAAAGGACCTAAAGTAGTTAAAACGTTCAAATAATATCAATCAATCAAATCAAATCAAATTAAATTATGTCAAATGCAATTGTAAAAAATCTGAGCTTCGGTTCAGATGCTAAAAACAATGTGTTTGCTGGTATTACAAAACTTACACAAGCCGTTAGCTCCACTCTTGGGGCTAGTGGTAAGTGTGTTATGTTAGAAGATCAAACCGGTGAACCAATTATTACAAAAGATGGTGTAACAGTAGCAGATGCTATAACACTATTAGATCCTGTAGAAAATATGGGAGCAACATTATTAAGACAAGCGGCTAGAAAAACAGTTAGAGAAGCTGGAGACGGTACCACTACTGCTACAGTGCTAGCTCATGCTATTTTAGAAGAGGCTTATAAAGTTGCAACAAAAGAAAACTCTAGAGATTTAAAAAAAGCTATAGAAACATCAACAGATAAAGTTGTTGATTATTTAAACTCAATAGTTACTACAGTAAAAGGAGATATGATTGATCAAGTAGCTACTATATCTACTAATAACGATCCTGAACTTGGTAAAATTATTGCAAATGCTTTTAGATCAGTTGACGAAACAGGTGTTGTTATACTTGAAGTATCAGACTTACCAGAAACAAAGTTTGAAACTATTGATGGTATACAATACGATAGAGGATTAAAGAATATACATTTTGTAACAAATAAAGAAACTAATACAGCTGAATTAGAAAAACCATTAGTTTTAATTATTGAGTCTGAAGTTGAAAACGTTAGAAAAATACAAAGTGTTTTAGAACACGTTATAAAACAAAATAGATCATTACTTATTATAGCCGATGTAGACCAACAAGTTATGTCTGCTTTAGCAATGAATAAATTAAAAGGTAATATAAAGGTTAACTTAATTGATGCACCTGTCTATGGGGTTAATAAAAAAGAAACATTAGAAGATTTAGCTTTACTTACTGGAGCCACTGTTATAAATGAAGATTTAGGTGATGACATTGATTTAATAGGGCCAGAACATTTAGGTGAAATACAAAAAAGTGTAACAAGCCAAACTGAAACTATACTACATGTTGGTGAAGTATGTAATGAGGTTAAAGAAATAATAAAAGATTTAAAAGCCAAACTTAAAACAGCTAAGCATCCTGGTATAGTGGTTAATATTGAAAAAAGATTAGCCAGGTTGTCAGGTAAAGTTGCTGTGGTAAAAGTAGGGGCTAATTCAGAAGTTGAATTAAAAGAAAAGAAAGATAGAGTTGAAGATGCAATATGTGCAACTAAAGCTGCTATAAAAGAAGGTATTGTTCCAGGAGGTGGTATTGCATTATTAAATGCTGCACAGCAAGTCAAAACTTCTAACGCTTATGAAAACATACTCTTAAGAGCTATTCAAGCGCCTTTTAAGACTATTTTAAGCAACGCAGGTATAGTTAACTATAAAACATCTTTAACTGAAGGAAAAGGCTTAGATGTAGTTACAGGAAATATGGTTAATATGATTGAGTCAGGGATTATCGATCCTTTACTTGTCACAAAAAGTGCATTAAAAAACGCGGCATCTGTAGCATCAACTATTTTATCAACCAATTGTGTAATTAATAATTTAAGAGTTAATGAAGGCAATAGGGAATAATTTAATAGTTAATATGACTAAGCAAGGCGTCTCTGAAACAAAAGGAGGTCTTTTCTTAGCAGAAAAACAACGAGAGGATATAAGATATGCTGAAGGTACTGTATTATCAGCTGGAAGCAATGTTATTGGAATTAATGAAAATGATGTTATTTATTTTGATAAAAATAACTGCCATCAAATAGAAATTAATAAAGAGATATATCAAGTTGTTAACATGGCCAATGTAGTAGTTGTGCTGTGAGATTAGAAGCTAGTGACATTAGAGATCTAAATCTTTTAAAGCATTATAGGATTATAAGAAAATGGGCTTGTAAAAATAATGATTTAAACGATGCAGATTTAGAATTACTTATATACTTCGATTGCATGGATCTTTTTACTAGAGAAGATTTTAAAATCGGTACATATTCTTATAGTTGGGATAACAGACGCTGGAACAGATTACTTAAAGAAGGTTGGATACTGGTTTGGAGAAAACATAACCGCACAACCCAAAAGTATAATATTTATAAAGTTTCCTTTAAGTGTAAACAACTAATAAGTCGAATGTACCGTATCATGCTTGGTACAGAGGATATACCAACCTCTACCGCAAGAAACAAAATAATGAAGGGTAAAACCTATATAGACAAAGTTATGATTACGTCTATAAATAATGTTAATAAAGATAAAAACCGATAATCATGGGAAAAAAAGAAAAAAAAGTAAAAATAGAAAAACCAGTTTCAGCAATTGATAAAAAAATAGCTAAACTACAAAAGCTTATTGACAATTTAAAATCTAAAAAATAATGAATATTTTTGGTTCTGCTGTTGCAGCTTTAGGTAAAAAAATAGCAGACAACAAAAACTCAGATGGCGATGCTGGTCTTGGCTCTATTATTGGTACGGGTAATACATTTAGTGCTATCGGCAATGCTATTGGCGGAGGTTCTAGTAAACCTGTAGCTACAGATCACACTCATAGTTCTGATTCAAAAAATCAAGAAAAAAATGTAGGATCATTATCAAGTTTTATGGGTGGAAGACAACAACAATCTTTTGAAGCTTTAACAAATCCTAAAACAGAGCTTGATAGAGGTGGTAGAGCTATTAGTCCTGATTCGCTGGATCCAGTAGGTATTGAACCTGCTATGAATCCACCTATGGCTACGCCAGTAGATATAGATGAAAAAGGAATTAATAGTTTATATAAATAATTTTAAAAATAAATATTATGGCAAAACAACCAGGACAATACGGGCAAAATGCGATATGGGTATCAGGTTTACCTAAAGAAGGTAGAACATTAGTAAAAGGTAACTCAAGATGCGGTGATGGCTGTATTCAAGTTATGAAAGCAGATGTGCCTTATAAAGCTGGACCTATAAGTTCATTAGCAAAGTAAAAACTCACTAAAATGAGTGATAGAATAAGTGAACACATTTCGCTTAAAGAAGGGATTAAATCTCACACAGCTACTAGGCTTGGTATTAATAATACACCTAGAGAAATAGATTTAGTTAACATGAAAACTATTGCAGAACAAGTGTTTGAACCTCTACGTAAATGGGTGGGTGGTCCAATCGCTATTAATAGTTTCTATCGCTCGCCCCAACTCAATTCTGCTATTGGCGGAAGTACAACCTCTCAACATTGTATCGGTTGTGCACTTGACCTAGATGATAACTATGGTCATAAAACTAATGCAGAGATGTATGAGTATATAAAAAATAATTTAGATTTTGATCAGATTATTTGGGAATTTGGTACAGATGAAAACCCTAACTGGGTGCACGTAAGCTATGTATCTGAAGATGCTAATAGAAGAAGATGTTTACAAGCTTATAAAGAAAATGGTAAAACAAAATATAAAGTAATATAATGGCTTATACTCAACCTAACTCTCCTTTTGCTAAAATTAGAAAAACTACTAAAGGTAAAGGAAGAAATTTTAGAAGCACTAAAGAAGGTGCAGGTATGACAGCTAAAGGTGTCAAGGAATATAAAAAACAAAATCCTGGTAGTAAACTAAAAACTGCAGTTACAGGTGATGTTAAACCTGGAAGTAAAGCTGCTAAAAGAAGAAAATCGTTTTGTGCTAGATCAAAAGGTTGGACTGGTGAAAGAGGAAAAGCTGCTAGACGTAGATGGAAATGTTAAATAAAAAAAAAAAATAAAAAATGATTAGAAATTATTACACTGACTCTTACAAGTCTGCAATACCAGTTACACCTAGCGATACGCTATTGATAGATGGTAGAACAAAATCAACAACTCCACAAGGGGCTTGGGTACAATACAATATATATGTTGGTAACTCGCCGAGTAGTTTACCAGCGACAACAACAAGTAATAACTCTGTGGTTAGTAATTCTACTAACGTAGGCTTAGCTTCGCCTAATCCTTTAATTAAAGCCGGTATGAGAGTAACAGGTGGTACGCTACCAGCTGCAGGAATTTTAATAGCATCAGTTACTGATTCAAGTAACTATGTGCTAGCATCGTCTCAAAGCATAGCTGTTAATTCAACTTTAACATACAGTTACGATTCAGAGGCTAAAATAAAAGTACATACAATAAATAACGAAGTGATAGAGTTCGTAAATCCTATACAAGGATCTATATTACCAGTTAGTGTTGTTCAAGTATATGCTACAGATACAGCTGGAGGTATTTCAGACCTAGTAGCTTTAAGTTAAAATAAACAAAAAAAAACAATTTAAAAATTATTATTATGGGATACGGTGGTAAAACAGTAAATGGTCTTTCGTCTTTAGGACCAAAAATGGGTGGTAAAGCTCATGGAGGCGGTGTTAAAATAGAAAAAGGTATGGGTAAAATAAGTCAGTCACAAGATGATGTTTTATCTGGAAAAGAAACTAAAATGGAAAATAACTCTATGGGATCAGCTAAAATAATTTCAGGAGGTCATTCAAAAGGAAAGTTTATGTCAACGCCTAAATATAAATCAGACGCTCAAAGAAAAGCAGTTCACGCTAGTAAAGCTGAGCAAGGGGCTGGTAAATATGGTAAACATATGGGACCTGAAAAAGAACTAGTTGGTAAACAAAAAAATTTACCTGAAGAACTTAAGAAAAAAATAGAAGCTGCTCCAGGAAAATATGGACATAAAAAAGGACCCAAAAAAGCTAACTACGATAAAGACATGGCTGAAGAAAGAATTCAAATAAAAAATGATAAAAAGAAAATCTTTCAAGATGATAAAGAAAAAAGAGAGTCTGAAGGTATGAAAATGTACGGAAAAAAACATAAAAAATAAATAATCAACAACAATCAACAATCATTAACAACAAACAAAAATCAAAATTATGGCAAAATTTATCTCAATTTATTCATCAGGAGCAGGGCTTGCTGGTGGAGACATTCTAGTAAGTGGAGAAGCAACAGGAGTTGTAGCTAATTCAGGAACTGAAACACTTATCTACTTGAAAGGTGGTGCTTCAGGAGATCTTGTAACTGTTACTCATGGATCAACAGGAACTACTCCTTCTGTAAGAGACGCAATTATTTATGCATTGACAGCTAACCCAGGTGGTATTAAAGCTAAAGTTAAGCTTCCATCAGGAATAACTGTTTCAGAGGTAGCATTCTCTTAATGAAACCAAAAGGTTTAGGTGATAAAATAGAGTCTTTCACTAAGGCCACTGGAATTAAAAAAGTTGTGGACGGTATATCACAGGGTTTAAATATACCCTGTGGTTGCCAACAACGAAAAAATATATTAAATAAAATGTTTCCAGGAAAATGAGCTTTAAACTTACATCACCATTTAAAAAACACGCTACTCCAATAGTTAACATGCCTATGGAAGAAAATGTTATGGGTAGGGCTGATAAAAGAGGAAATATTTTAATTAATAAAGATTTAAAAGATCCTAAGCAAATACAAGACACTATTAATCATGAAAACGTTCACATAGAGCAAATGGCATCTGGTGAATTAGATTATGATGAACAAGCTGTTTATTTTAAAGGAAAAAAATTCTTAAGAAAAGAGTTTGATGAATCAAATAAAAATTTACCGTGGGAGGTAGAAGCTTATAAAGCAGGATAATTATGTCACAACCAAAAAAGAAATTTAAAGATACTAAGGTAGGAAAATTTCTACTAGGTAAATCAGGTATTATAAATGTAATAGGAGATATATTGCCTGATCAAGGCGTATTAAGTATGGTTAAAAATCTTATAGATAAAGATCCAGACTTACCACCACAAGACAAAGAAACAGCTCTTAAATTATTAGAGCAAGATACTATAGAACTACAAGAGATATCGAAACGCTGGCAAAGCGATATGAAATCGGATTCATGGCTCTCAAAAAATACAAGGCCAATGACATTAATATTCTTAACAATATCACTTGTAATTTTTATTCTATTAGACGGGTTTAATATATCATTTGGTATAGATACCGGTTGGATAGATCTTTTAAAGTCACTACTTATAACCGTTTATGTTGCCTATTTCGGTTCGCGTGGTGCAGAAAAATTTAAATCAATAGGCAAATAATCAAATTTAATTAATATGAATATCAAAAAAGACCAATTAGAAAAAATCCAAAACTTTCAAAAAGACCTAAACAAGTTATTAAACGAAGTAGGATTTTTAGAAGCCCAGAAAACCTCAGTATTAGGTAAGTTTCACGAAGTAAATAAAGAGACTGAAGACTTTAAAAAAGAGTTAGAAGAAGAGTATGGATCTATCAACATTAATTTAGAAGATGGAACATATACTCCAATTGAAAAAGAAGAAGATAAAAAGGAATAATGTCGTCTGTAATTAGAAAGATAAGTATTGGTTCTGACTATAAAACTGATGCTATGCACTATTCGTTAGGGCAGTCGGTATATGGTGGACATACAATATCACATATACTTTCTGATAAAACAGATAATTCCTATAATATCTACATCAAAAAACGAGACGAAGTATTGCCGTGGAAGAAATTTAATTCTAACATGGCAATATCAGTTGAGTATGATTTAGAGTATTAGTGAAAAGTTTATTTGACTTTATCGTTGAGCCTGTTGGCCAGCGATATAATAATGATGTTAAAGTAGGTGACAAAAGCCTTATAATTAACACACAAGTAGAAACTTTTAAATCCGTAAATAATATAGCTAAAGTTATAGAAACACCTTTATCATTTAAAACTGATATTAAAAAAGGTGATTTAATAATGATTCACCACAATGTTTTTAGAAGATGGTATAATGTAAGAGGTGAAGAAAAGAATAGTAAGTCTTATTTTAAAGATGGTTTATATTTTGTTCAATTAGATCAAGTGTATTTATATAAAAGAAAGGATAAATGGCAAACTATTAATGATAGATGCTTTATAAGTCCAATCAAAAGTAATGACAATACAGTGTCTGATCAAGAGCGATATCTTATTGGTATATTAAAATACGGTAATAGTGCATTAGAAGTGCTAGGAATCAACGAGGGAGACCTTGTGGGTTACACACCTAATGGAGAATATGACTTTGTCGTTGATGGCAAACGTCTCTATTGTATGAAATCAAATGATATTGTAATTAAACATGAACGTCAAGGAAACGAAGAAGAATATAATCCACGCTGGGCACATAGCGGTTGAAGAATTAATTAAGGTAGCTAAAGAAGCTATTGTAGATTCTGATGACGATATATCTGCTGATAGATTAAAGAACGCTGCTGCAACTAAAAAGTTAGCTATATTTGATGCTTTTGAAATACTAAACCGTATTAAAGAAGAAGAAGATATGATAAATGAAAAACCAAAAGAAGAAGTTAAAGCTAAAGCTTTTGGAGGTTTTGCAGAAAGAAGATCCAAGTAATGTACAAGCAAACTTTATACAAAGTAATTGATCATATAAAGCCACATGTTATAAAAAGATTAAACAAATCTAAAAAGTGGGATTATGGATATAATAAAGAATATGATGTTGTTGTTATATCTAAAACAGGTCAGATTGGTGAAGTATATGAAATACAAAACTTAAAAATAGCACTACCAAAAGAAAAAGAAGTTTTTACTGAAGCTAATAAGTGGCAAACCCACGAATATCCTAAAGCTTTAAAAAAAATTAAAACAATATTTGATTGGAAACAATATCCAGATGATTTTAAAGAAAAATGGTATGCATATATTGATAGAGAATTTGCTAGGCGCCACGAAGGCTATTGGTTCACTAATAAAGGTAAAGCTACTTATATTACTGGTACTCATTACATGTACTTGCAGTGGTCCAAGATTGATGTTGGGCAAGCAGATTTTAGGGAAGCAAACAGATTATTCTATATATTCTGGGAAGCTTGTAAAGCAGATACACGTTGTTACGGAATGTGCTACCTTAAAAACAGACGGTCTGGTTTTTCATTCATGGCATCAGGCGAAACTGTCAACCTTGCCACTATCTCTAGTGATGCTAGATACGGTGTCTTATCAAAGTCTGGGGCTGATGCAAAGAAAATGTTTACCGATAAAATCGTACCAATTTCCGTCAACTATCCATTTTTCTTCAAACCGATTCAAGACGGTATGGATCGACCAAAAACAGAACTTGCATACAGAGTTCCTGCTAGTAGATTTACGAGACGTAAACTAGATAGTAACGAACAATTAGAAGAACTAGAAGGATTAGATACAACTATTGACTGGAAAAACACTGGAGACAACAGTTATGATGGTGAAAAATTAAAACTACTTGTACACGATGAATCTGGTAAATGGGAAAAACCTGATAATATATTAAACAACTGGAGGGTTACAAAAACTTGTTTACGATTAGGTTCTAGAATTATAGGTAAGTGTATGATGGGTTCAACGTCAAATGCTTTAGACAAAGGGGGTAGAAATTATAAAAAAATATATGATGATTCAGACGTTACCAGAAGAAACCGCAACGGACAGACTAGCTCGGGATTATATAGCCTGTTCATTCCTATGGAGTGGAATTACGAAGGATACATTGATTCTTATGGCTTACCTGTCTTCGAGACACCCAAAGAAAAAAAGACGGGACCTGATGGCTTCCCGATTGAAATAGGTGTAATAGAACACTGGGAGAATGAAGTAGAAGGCCTTAAGGACGATCCTGATGCGCTTAATGAATTATATAGACAATTTCCACGTACTGAGAAACATGCGTTCAGAGATGAAACAAAACAATCACTGTTTAATCTTACAAAGATCTATGAACAAATAGATTACAATGAAGATTTAAAACATTCTAATGTTGTTACGCAGGGTAATTTTCAATGGGAAGGTGGGATTAAAGATACAAGCGTTATATTTGTTCCAAGTAACCAAGGTAGGTTTTATATTTCATGGGTTCCAAACAAAGATCAACAAAATAGAGTTCTTATAAAAAATGGTAGAAAGTTTCCTGGTAATGATCATATGGGAGCTTTTGGTTGTGATAGCTACGATATATCTGGAACTGTTGATGGAAGAGGATCAAAAGGATCACTGCATGGATTAACTAAGTTTAGCATGGAAGACGCTCCACCTAATTTATTTTTTTTAGAATACATAGCTAGACCTCAGACTGCTGAAATATTTTTTGAAGATGTACTTATGGCTTGTGTATTTTATGGTATGCCTATACTTGCAGAGAATAACAAACCTAGATTATTATATCATTTTAAACGAAGAGGTTATAGAGGTTATTCTATGAACAGACCAGATAAAACAATACATAAATTATCTGTAACAGAAAAAGAAATAGGTGGTATACCTAATTCAAGCGAAGACGTTAAACAAGCACATGCTGCTGCTATTGAAGCTTATATAGAGATGTTTATTGGGTATAACAATGAACAATATGGAACAATGTACTTTCAACGTACATTAGAAGATTGGGCTGCTTTTGATATAAACAATAGAACAAAACATGATGCATCAATAAGCTCTGGTTTAGCAATCATGGCTTGCAATAAAAACAAATATAGACCCGTTGCTGAGGTTATAAAACAACCTGTAAATTTAAACTTTTCTAAGTATGACAATAGAGGCAATGAATCAAAAATAATTAATAGATGAAATTAAACACTGGTATTAATAGTGCGTTTCCAGATCAGATGGTATCTGAACAGGAAAAGAAAACGTTAGAATATGGATTATTAGTTGGGCAAGCTATTGAATATGAATGGTTTAGAGGCGGTAGAGTTAATGGAAGCAGATGGAATACAGGTTACCAAAATTTTCATAATCTTAGATTATATGCTAGAGGAGAGCAAAACGTACAAAAATATAAAGATGAATTATCTATAAACGGTGATTTATCTTATTTAAATTTAGACTGGAAACCAGTACCTATTATACCTAAATTTGTAGATATAGTAGTAAATGGTATTGCGGCTAAAGAATATGATATAAAAGCTTATTCTCAAGACCCTGGTTCTTTAAAAGAAAGAACAACATACGTTACTAATTTAATGGAAGATATGTATGGTCAAGAACTTATACAACAAGCTAAAGAAACAACAGGTCAAGATTTTTCTGCATCTAATATCGCTCCAGCTAATTTACCTAAAACACAAGAAGAATTAGAATTGCACATGCAATTGAGCTACAAGCAAGCTATTGAAATAGCCGAAGAAGAAGTTATTAATAATGTTTTAGCTAATAATAAATATAATTTAACTAAAAAAAGAATAATAGAAGATATAGTAACTATTGGTATAGGCGCTTCTAAAACGAGTTTTAACAAAGCTAACGGAGTTGTTGTTGATTATGTAGATCCTGCTAATTTAGTTTATTCGTACACTAATGATCCTAATTTTGAAGACACTTATTACGTAGGTGAAATAAAATCTATGACTTTAGCTGAAATAAAGAAAAGATTTCCATATCTTACAGATAAAGAATTAGAGCAAATGGTTAGGTATCCTGGTCGCGACGGTTATATAGCAAATCCTAATTATGATAACGATTTAGTTCAAATATTATTTTTTGAATACAAAACATTTATTGATCAAGTTTTTAAAATCAAAAAAACAGACACAGGTTTAGAAAAAACATTAGAAAAGCCTGATACATTTAACCCGCCTGAAAGTGATAATTTTGATAGAGTATCAAGGTCTATAGAAGTTTTATTTAGCGGCGCTAAAGTAATGGGTGTTCCACAAATGTTAGAGTGGAAATTAGCTGAAAACATGACAAGACCTACTTCTGACTCTACAAAAGTTAAAATGAACTATAATATTTGTGCGCCTAACTTGTACCAAGGGCGTATAGAATCCCTAGTAAGTCGTGTTACTAGTTTTGCGGATATGATACAATTAACATCGTTAAAATTACAACAAGTAATTCAACGTATGGTTCCAGATGGTGTATTCGTAGATGTTGATGGTTTAGCAGAAGTTGATTTAGGTAATGGTACTAATTATAATCCACAGGAAGCGTTAAATATGTATTTCCAAACTGGTAGTATAGTTGGTAGAAGTTTAACACAAGACGGTGATCCTAACAGAGGTAAAGTACCTATTCAAGAATTACAAACATCTAGTTCAAACGGAAAAATAGCATCACTTATAAATACATATCAGTATTATTTACAAATGATAAGAGACGTAACAGGTCTCAATGAAGCACGAGACGGCAGTTTACCAGACAAAGACGCGTTAGTGGGATTGCAAAAAATGGCTGCCAATGCTTCTAATATAGCGACTAAACACATATTAGATGCTATATTATATCTTACAGTTAGAAATTGTGAAAACATTTCTTTAAGAGTTGCAGATGCTTTGATGTTTCCATTAACAGCTAATTCTTTAAAACAAAGTATATCTACTTATAATGTAGAAACTTTAAAAGAAATAAGTAAATTAAATTTGCATGATTTTGGTATATATTTAGAACTTGAACCTGATGATGAAGAAAAAGCTCAGTTAGAGCAAAACATACAAATAGCTTTACAAAATCAAGGAATAGATTTAGAAGATGCTATAGATATTAGACAAATAAAAAATCTTAAGTTAGCCAATCAAATGTTAAAACTTAAGAGAAAACAAAAACAAGAAAGAGATCAAGCACAAAAGCAACAAATGATTCAAGCGCAAGCTCAAGCAAACATGCAACAGTCGGAGCAAGCTGCTTTAAATGAAGTTCAAAAACAAGAAGCTTTAGCTAATACTGAAATACAAATCGAACAAGCTAAATCTCAATTTGAAATACAAAGAATGGAGCAAGAAGCATTAATTAAAAAACAATTAATGGCTGAAGAGTTTAATTATCAACTGCAATTAGCAAAAGCTAAAGTAGATACAGATAGACAAAAAGAACAATTTATAGAAGATCGTAAAGATAAAAGAACTAAAATACAAGCAACGCAACAATCTAAAATGATTGAGCAACGTCAAAATGACTTGTTACCTACAGATTTTGAATCAGCGGGTATGGATAATTTAGGCGGATTTGGTTTAGAGCAGTTTGAACCGCAATAAACTATTTATTAATTTTTATTATATTATATTATGTCAGAACAAGTAAAAGAAGAAGGCACGTTTAAAATTAAACGTAAGCCTAAACAATTGGTAAAAGACGATGTTATTAAAGTCGATTTATCAAAACCTAAAACAGAAGAAACAGATGCCATTCAAGTCGGAGAAACAAAGAAGGTGGTTGTGGAAGAACAAACCGGAGATAGCCCTAAAGTGGACGAACAAATACCAGAGCCCAGCCCAGTTTCTGAAATTAAAGAAGAAGAAGAAGTAAAACCTATTGAAGAAAAAGTTGAAGAAGAAATACAAGAAATAGGTGAAAAAATCGAAGAAAAAGTTATTGCTCCTACACCTGAAGAGGTAAGAGAAGTAGCTAAATTACCTGAGAACATTGAAAAAGTCGTAGACTTTATGAAAGAAACAGGTGGAACATTAGAAGATTATGTAAGATTAAATGCTGATTATTCTAATGTAGATAACGATACTCTTTTAAGAGAGTATTATAAACAAGCCAAATCACACTTAGATTCAAGTGAAATTAACTTTTTAATTGAAGATAATTTTTCATATGATGAAGAAGTGGACGAGGAGCGTGAGATTCGTAAAAAGAAACTTGCGTATAAAGAAGAGGTTGCTAAAGCCCGAAAGCATTTAGATGGTTTAAAAAGTCAATATTACGAGGAAATCAAGTTGAGACCTGGTGTGACACAAGACCAACAAAAAGCAATGGACTTTTTCAATCGCTATAATGAAGAGCAAAACACAGCTCAACAACAACATGAGGACTTTAAGTCTAATACTAAAAACTATTTTACTAATGAATTCAAAGGTTTTGATTTTCAAGTTGGTGAAAAAAAATTTAGATACGGAGTTAAAAATCCTAATGAAGTTGCAACTAAACAATCGAATATTACAAACACAATTAAGAGGTTCTTAGATGATAAAGGTAATGTAAAAGATGTTAAAGGTTATCACAAAGCTATGTATGCCGCTGAAAACGTTGACAAAATAGCGCAACATTTTTATGAGCAAGGTAAATCCGATGCTACTAAAGATCTTGTTGCTAAGTCTAAAAACATATCCGAGGATGTTAGGCCAGCGCCTACCGGAGACGTATTTGTTGGTGGATTAAAAGTTAAAGCTATAAGCGGTCTTGATTCTTCGAAACTGAAGATTAAAACAAGAAAATTTAACTAAAAACAAAATTAATTATTATGGGACAAATTAATCCTGTGTTTGGAAGCATTGTGCCTTCTCAACAACAATTAGCTTTGCAAAACAATTATCTAGCGTTTAACGCTGGAGCTAATGACTTTGCTCAGCAATACCTACCTGAAGTTTATGAAGCTGAGGTAGAAAGATATGGAAACAGAACATTAAATGGTTTCCTTAGAATGGTTGGCGCTGAAATGCCAATGACATCTGATCAAGTAATTTGGTCTGAACAAAACAGACTACACGTTTCTTATGAAAATGTAGCTCAAACAGGTGGTGCAGGTTCTGCTACATTAGAGTTTGCTCTAGGTGGAAACCCAGCTGTATCAAATGCTATTTTTCCAAATGACACTATAGTTGTAATGAACCCTACTACAGGTGTTACATTAAAAGGTGTGGTAAAAACAAGTTTACCAGGTGGTTTAGGACAGCAAGTTATTGCTTACCCTTTTACAGCTGCTAACTGGGATGCTTTAGGAGTTGGAGCTACAAATCTTAAACTATTTGTATACGGTTCTATCTTTGCTAAAGGAACTGTTGGACCTGTAGATAACGGCTTAGGTGCTGGGTCTTACAAATCTATCCAACCTTCATTTACACAATATTCTAACAACCCAATTATCATAAAAGATTCATTCCAAATCAATGGTTCTGATATGGCTCAAATTGGATGGGTAGAAGTTGCTACAGAAGATGGAACATCAGGATACTTATGGTATTTAAAGTCTGAGTCTGAAACAAGATTACGTTTCGACGATTACTTAGAAATGGCAATGGTTGAAGGTGAATTAGCTAGTGGAGCTGGAGGCGTAAGCTTTGCTGCACAACAAGCTAATGTCCAAGGATTTGGAGGCGGTATCAACGCTTATGGATCTCAAGGTCTTTTCTCTGCTATCCAAGCAAGAGGTAATGTAATGTCTGGATTCTCAGCTGGTACTGGAATTTCTGACTTTGATCAAGTGCTTAAAAATCTAGATACTCAAGGAGCTATTGAAGAAAACATGCTTTTCTTAAACAGAGGACTTGATTTAGATTTTGATGACATGCTAGGACAAATTTCAGGTGGAGCTGTAGGTGGAACTGCTTACGGTTTATTTGAAAATTCTGAAGACATGGCACTTAATTTAGGTTTCTCTGGTTTCAGAAGAGGTTCTTATGACTTCTACAAAACTAGCTGGAAATACTTAAACGACGCTTCTACAAGAGGTGGAGTTGCAGTAAGTGGAATAGAAGGTGTATTAATACCTGCTGGAACATCAACTGTGTATGACCAACAATTAGGTACTAACATAAGAAGACCATTCTTACACGTTAGATATAGAGCTTCACAAACAGAAGACAGAAGATACAAAAACTGGATCACAGGATCTGCTGGTGGTGCTTACACTACTAACATTGATGCGATGCAAGTTAACTGGTTATCTGAAAGATGTTTGGTTACTCAAGCCGCGAATAATTTCGTATTATTCCAACAATAAGATTGCTTTAAAGAGTTGGGTGCTTCGGCACCCAGCCCTTTATTTTTATTAATTATATTATATTATATCATGTCAAAAACAAAAGAAACAATAGCCCCTAAATGGGAGATTAAAGATAGAAGATATTTTCTATTACACGATAAAGAACCATTAACATATACTTTAAATTCTAAAAACACTAGTAGACATCCATTATTATGGTTTGATGAAAAATCAGGTGAACAAAAAGAATTAAGATATGCTACAAATCAAAATTCTCCATTTGTAAATGAACAAAAAGGAGAAGTAACACTAGGACACATTGTATTTGAAGATGGTGTTTTAGCTGTTCCAAAACAAAAACAAAACTTACAAAAACTATTATCACTATATCACCCTAAAAAAGGTGTTATATATTCTGAATGGGAAGCTGAGGTGGTTGCTGAAGATGAACTTGAAGATATTAATATAGAACTAGATGCAATGATTGCAGCTAAAGAAATGGATATAGATCACGCTGAAGCTGTATTAAGAGTTGAACTAGGATCTAAAGTTTCTACGTTAAGTTCTAAAGAGCTAAGAAGAGATTTACTACTTATGGCAAGAAGAAATCCATCAGCATTTTTATCTGTAGCAAGTGATGAAAACGTAGGTTTAAGAAATATAGGTATAAGAGCTACCGAACAACATATAATAAAACTAGCTCAAGATCAAAGAACGTTCCATTGGGGATCTAATGATAGAAAACTAATGACTATACCTTTTGATGAAAACCCTTACTCAGCATTAGCCGCTTGGTTTAAAACTGATGAAGGTGTTGAAGTTTTCAAAACAATTAAGAAAAAGTTACAATAACATGTGACTATAATTATAGTGAAGGGTCACTTTGGTGGCCCTAATCACTATTAACTAAAATATTAAAATGGCAATAAATATAAACTCAGTTTACAAAGCGGTATTAGTTGTTTTACAACAAGAAAAAAGAGGTGTGCTTACACCCGTTGAATTTAACAAAATAGCTGCACAATCCCAGCAAGAAATATACACTTCATATTTTGATGAGTTAAATCAATTATTAAGAATGCCACAGACTTCCCTAGCTTATGCAGATCGTATGGCTTTATTAGATGAAAAAATACAAATATTTAAAAGAGTAGAAACAAAGACTACAGCTGCTGTTGGTGGATTTCCAACAACAACACTTAGTAATGTTAATGAATTAGGTTCTGTTATTTATTTAGCAGGAGGCACTACTCCTGGTAGAGAAGTTCAAAGAATACAAAAACAAGATGTTTATACTGTTAATGAATCTCCTCTAACAGCGCCAACAGCTTTTTATCCTGTATATACTTATGAAAACAATGTATTAACTTTTTATCCTAGCACTTTACCTCTTGGAGCTAATATAAGTGTAAATTATTTAGCTTTTCCTGTTGATCCCGTGTGGGGTTTTGAAATAGAACCTAACTTAGGTAACTATATTTATAATGCTCAAAACTCAGTAAATTTTGAAATACATCAATCAGATCAACCTTTATTAGTTGATAAAATATTAGGTTACGCTGGTGTAATGACTAAAGATCAATTAGCTTTATCATTGGCCACAGGAAAAGAACAACAAATAAACGTAGATAATCAAAAATAAAAAAAAATGAGCACAACACCTTTAAGTAACGCTTTTATATCGGTAAATGATATTGTAAATAACTTTATTATATCATACACTGGACCAGGTAAAATAATACCGGATAGTAAAAGAACAGAGATAATATTTCACGCAAGAAGATGCTTACAAGAGTTTGCTTATGAAACATTAAAAAGTCAATTTATAGAAGGGCCTACAGCTGTAACAGCCAACCAAGCAAGACCTTTACCAACGGATTTTGTTGCTGTAATATCAGCGATAAATAGCGGTTTTTCTGCAACTGAAAAACTTACTGAAGTTTCTACATTAGCTAATCCTCTTGGTAGTGGTAAATTTTATATAGACTTTGTAGCTAAGACAATTGTTTATGGTGATACTGGTAACGCTACTCTAACGTATTTATCAAATGCACTTACTACAGATGAATCAGCTGCTATTCCAAAGTTAGCAGAAGAAGCTATGTACGCTTGCATGGTATATGCAATACTTGCTAATAGAGAAAACTCAAACCCAAATACACTACAGAGGTTATTAATAGAAAAAACTGATAAATTAGAAAAAGCTAAATCAAGACTAGTATTCACTAATTTTTCTTAAATAAAACAAAAGATGGCAATAAACGTAAATACTGTATATCAAACCGTTTTATTAATATTAAACAAAGAACAGAGAGGTTATATGACGCCTGTTGAGTTTAATAAAACAGGTGCACAAGCTCAATTAGATATATTTGAAACATATTTTGATAGCTTAAACCAGCAAATACGTATACCACAGACTGATGCAGATTACTCTAATAGAGTAGTGAGTCTTGATGAAAAGTTATCAATATTTAAAGAGTTTGGAAACGCTACGTCAATATCTTCCAGTAACGTTTTTAATTTACCACAGCAATTTTCAGGCTCAGGATCAATAGCAACAACAACCTCACCAGCTGCTACAGCTAATGCGACTACAGCTTATGTTATACAAACAGCTACAGCCGATCAAATAACTAATGGAGTAGTAGAAGTTTTTGCTAATGGTGTTTTGCTATCAGACACTTTGTATAGTATATCTGGGACAACAATAAATTTCTTTTCACAACCAACGACTGGTCAAACATTAATTGTTAATATATATCCTAAACAATTTTATAAATTAGGACAAGTTTTATATAAACCAAGTAGTTTTCCTATTGCAGAAGAGTTACAAAGAGTTTTAAGAGAAGAATTATATCATTTATTAAAATCTGATCTAACAGTTCCTAGCACAACAAACCCTATTTATTTATACGAAAATTCTCAACTTACTGTTTACCCTACAACTATAGTAGATGATATTGAAGTAGCGTATGTTAGAAAGCCTATTGCACCAATATGGAATTTTACAGCTGGATTAAATAATCAATACATTTTTAACGCTTCAACTTCATTTAATTTTGAATTACACTCAGCAGAGCAAACTGAATTAATATTAAAAATATTACTGTATGCTGGTGTTGTAGTCAAAAGTCCTGAAATAGTGCAAGTAGCGGCTCAACAAGTTGCTCAAGAAAATATTAACCAACAAAGATAATAAATTATGCCAAGACCTGACGGCGGTTTAATAACCGAAACTAATAGACAATATTACGCTGGAGCTCAGCAGTTTTATATATCATCTGCAGGTGCTGGTCAAACTTTTACTAGTACTTTTAACACTAATTTAATATATGGTAGTTCAGATAATGCTAACACGCAATATGGTTTAAATAATTTTAAAATATATTCTAGTGCAGATGGACTTAATTGGTTAGAACTAACACCTAATAATTCTAAAACAACAGCGGTAAATATTAATTCTAATGTTTCTACAGGTGAACAAACACTAACTATTACATCGGCTAATGTAAATATTGCAGCTGGTATGACAATACAAAATACTGCTGGAACACAAATTTACGGAACCGTAAAACAAGTATTAACTACAACAACTTTTGTATGTACTATAACTATTCAAATACCAGCAAATGTTGATTTAGTTTTTAAATTTATAGAACCTTTTACAGAAGCTAACAATGTTGTAACAGTAAAATCTTATTTAGCAGCTAACTCTTATATAAAAATACAATTAATAGAGTCAGCTATAGAAGAAAACTATAATAACTATTCTTATACTAAATTAACAGATGTTATTAACAATTTTATTGTAGGTTACGTAGGTGTTGGTAAACTTATACCTAGCGTAGAAAGAACTGATGTTATTTTTCATGCAAGGCGTGGTTTACAAGAGTTTAGTTATGATACATTAAAAAGTGTTAAATCACAAGAGCTTTCTATAAACAGCGCATTAAATGTTATTATACCACAAGACTATGTTAATTATGTTAGGTTTTCATGGGTTGATAAATTAGGTATTCAACACACTATATATCCAGCTAATGAGTTAACAACTAACCCTTACGCTAATCCTGTTCAGGATAATACTGGGACGCCTACTCAAGATAATTTTGATTCAAATATTCAAGGTACATCACAAACTGAAGAAGCTTGGTCTACTAATACAAATGAAGCGCTTAGTGAAAACTTAAGCAATATTAACACAATAGATCACAATTATAACGATGGAATATTGGGTCAAAGATATGGATTACAACCACAAACTAGTCAAAAAAACGGATGGTTTACAATAAACGAAAGAGAAGGTAAAATATCTTTTAGTAGTAATTTAAAAGGTAAACTAATAATATTTGAATACATATCAGATGGCAATGCTTACGACATTGATATTAAAATACCAAAACTAGCTGAAGAAGCTTTATATGCTCATATATTACATGCTATATTGTCTACGCGTGTAGGAATACAAGAGTATGTTGTAAGAAGATTTAAACAAGAAAGAAGTGCTAAATTAAGAAATGCTAAAATAAGATTGTCTAATCTTAAGCTTGATCAAGTGATTCAAGTTATGAGAGGTAAATCTAAATGGATTAAATAACAAACATGGCTGAAATTAAAAATAGTTTTCTAAGATCCAAGATGAATAAAGACTTGGATGATAGATTAATACCTAATGGTGAATATAGAGATGCGCAGAACATATCTGTAGGTAAATCTGAAGCTGATGATATAGGTGCTTTAGAAACTGTTTTAGGAAATGATTTAGTTGATATAACATCTCTTAATGATAATAGTTTAAGTATAATTGGCCAACATACCAACGAAGAAAATAATACTATAGTTGTTTTTTTAACGAATTATACTGATCCATATGATGATGGAAATCCAGCGTATGCGCCTTTATCAGCAAAGTGTTATATTTATGAATTTTTTTTAGGCCCTACATCTGCTCAAAACACTTGGAAATTATTGGTTTCAGGTTCGTTTTTAAATTTTTCAACAACACATTTTATAACAGGTGTTAGCTCTATAGAAAATTTATTATTTTTCACTGATGATAGGAATCAGCCTAGAAAAATAAATGTAAAAAAAGCTAAAGAAAACCCAGGTTATTATAAAGAAGAAAGTAATATTTCTGTTGCTAAATATAATCCTTATCAAGCTATAAGTTTATTAAACAAAGTTACAACCACAACCACAACTGCAGGCGCTTCTACAACTATTGCAGTAGCAGATGCTACTGGTATATATCAAGGTATGACTGTGGTTCAATATAATAATGTTGCTTTAGAAGCTAAAGATTATATATATGTAACAAATGTTTCTGGAACTACAATTACAATTAATAAGTCAAGTAATATTATTGCTGGAGACGTTACATTTTTAGCAACAACTATGACTGGTGTAGATATTACAGATAATTTTAATAACGGCAGCGCTAGTACTTGGCCTGGTGATCCGGATTTTTTAGAAGACAAGTTTGTTAGATTTAGCTATAGGTTTAGATTTAACGATGGAGAATATTCTTTAATGGCACCTTTTACACAGGCTGCTTTTATACCTAAACAAAAAGGTTATTTTTTAGGTAGTGGAGATCTTGGTACTGGTGCTACACCAACGCCTTTAGATGAAGATAACGCGTTCAGAAGCACAATTCTTCAGTTTATGGAAAACGGTGTGCAAGACGTAGGTTTATTAATACCTTTTCCAGATGCTATAGATAATGTTAACACCAGTGTTGATGCTAATTATAAAATTTCTTCTGTTGATATTTTATACAAAGAATCAGATGGACTTAGCGTAAAGGTTTTAGATACTATAAATGAAGAAGATTCAGATTGGTTTGGCACTTCATCTGTTTTTTATTATGATTATCAATCAAGAAAACCATTTAGAACACTACCACAAGATCAAACAACAAGAGTGTATGATAAAGTTCCTGTAAAAGCTTTTGCACAAGAAACAGCTGGTAATAGAGTTATATACGGTAATTTTAAAGATAAATACACTCCGCCTCTTCATTTAAATTATAGGGTAGCTGCAGGGCCTAAAAGCACTGTTAAAAACTATAACTCTTGGGCTGAATATCCAAATCATTCTCTTAAACAAAATAGAAATTATCAAGTTGGTTTTGTTTTAGCGGATAAATATGGTAGACAATCTGATGTTATACTTTCAAATGTTCAGCCAGAAAGTATATCTGAACCTCCTAATAACTATGGTGGCGACACTGTTTTTAATCCGTTTTATACAGCAACAGATGCAGCTAATTATGCTATTAAAGAATGGTTTGGTGATTCGTTAAAAATACAATTAGAAAGTACTATAGATTCTGGTGGAGCAAATAGCTTGCCTAAAGAATCAGGTCCATCAATAGGGCAGCCTGGTTTATATGCTATTCCACGAGGAAGTGGTTTTGATGTTGATAATGCTTTTGATGCTCTTGTAACAGGTTCTTCTTATGTTTTTATACCAACTGCAACGACTAATATTCCTCAAGAAAATGATTATCTTAGAGGTGAATATAAAGATTTTGTCAAAGTCACTAACGTTGAGGCTAATACACCTTCTGCGGGTAAATATACCGTAACATGTGACGGAAATATAAATAAAGAAATATATGATGACAGTGGCAATTCTGGAGCTGATGTTAAATTTGCATATAATTTGAATCCAATTGGTTGGTATTCATATAAAATTGTAGTAAAACAACAAGAACAAGATTATTACAACGCATATTTGCCAGGTATAGTAAACGGATATTTTGGTCATACAGAGTATTTTGGTGAAGAATTAGGAGAAACAGCTTTTTCTACTTTATTTGGAGATAATATAAATAAAATACCTAGAGATTTATCAGAAGTTGGACCAGAACAAAAACAATATAGAAGCAGTATTAAGCTATCTGGAAGAGTTGAAAATAAAAACCTAAATAAGGGTACTTTTGTAAATTTAAATCAACAGTTTTATCCTGGAATAAAAACACATGATGTAGACGCTATAGGTGTAGAATCTACTTTAACCGGTGAAGCTGCATTAAGCAAACATCCTAGCATATATCAAAATGAAACTGATCCTTATTTAATGAGGATAAGCACTAGAAATCAAACTATAGGTAGACAAGACACTCAATCAGGTGATGATGATTTTCCAGTTTTAGCTATATATGAAACAAACCCTGTAGAGTCTTTATTAGATATATTTTGGGAAACACCTACTACTGGTTTAATAGCTGATTTAAATGCAGCTGTATTAACTAATTTTACAGGTGCGGTTGGTTGGGCATCGTATACTTGGAATCAACCAGAAAATTTAGCTAAAGGCGCTGCTTTTGCGTCAGGTGTTTTTCCAGTTGACAATAGTGGTGTTCCAATAACAGGAACTACTATAAAGCCTGGATCATTTAGTGTTTTTGATAATGCTCGTAATAATGTAACTGGTTTATTTGGTTTTGTACCCGATTCTGGTTCTGGTTATAGTTTTATAACTGACCCTACTAATGGTAATTTTGTTTTTAATGAAACTGTAAACATTAGAGAATTTACAATAGGTTGTATAATAGTAGGTCCTGCTCCTGATTTTGTTGAGTCTTCACGAATATATCTTGGAGGTAATTTGTCTAACATTGCGCCAATAATAAATAGTGGAAATTCTTTACCAACTATAACTATAACTACAGCAGACACTGGAACTATAGGCACAATAACAGGCACTAATGGTTCTTCTTCAAATCTTCCTGGTGATAATACAGAACAGTTAAAATGGAGTATTATAGCAGGTAACACTTTAAATTCATTTTCAATAAACGAAACCACAGGCGTGTTGTCTAGACCTAATGCCTCTACTCCTTCAGGTACTTTTAATTTAACAATAAAATTAGAAGATGCAAACGGGAACACAACAAATGGTTCATTAAGCTCTACAGCAAATCAACAAGTTGTTGTAAATTCTACAGTTATAGGCACTCTATTTTATGCTAGTGATCCTGGAGTACAATCACAATCATGTCATTTTAGTGGATCTGTAAATTCCACGTGCGGTCAATCTGTTTATTACAACCAAACAAGCTCTACCCCTACAGTTGGTGATGAAATAAGAGTTGGTCCCAACGGAAGTAGTTCACCTTTAGCTCCAGCATTTTATTATTCTTATAACTGTAATAATACAGGTCTTAGTAATAGAAATTTTTTTAAAGTAGGTGCTAATGGTATAATAACTATTGTAAGTACATGTTAAAATAAGTGATAATAAAATTATGGCAGCTACTATAGAGATTAAATATTTTAATACTTTTTTAATTAAAAAGCTAAAAGACATTGTTGAGGCCAACACGAAGCCTACAGCGCCGTTTGCTAATGTTCCTTCAGATTATATTTCGAATACTGATTTAACTCACGATTGGTATATAGAAGAATCTAGAATTAGAGGTGGTTATAATAACACTATAGTTGATTTAGGTGTGAAGGCTTATTTAGATGAATTAGAGCCTTTACAACAAGATAGATTTAATACTTTAATATACTCTGGTGTATTTAATTCTAGAACAGGTATAAATAATACTAATCAATTTTCGGTTGGTCAAGATATTACTAGATCAACAGATCCTGCTAACGGTAAAATAATAAAATTATATGCTGAGGATACTAATTTAATTATATTCCAAGAAGATAAAGTTAGTAGAGCTTTAATAGATAAAGATGCTATATATTCAGCTGAAGGTAATGGAGCTGTAACTTCTAGTAATTTAGTTATAGGCCAAATAGTAGCTTATGCAGGTGAATACGGTATTTCTACAGATCCATTTAGTTTCGCTGTATATGGTTATAGAAAATATTTTACAGATAGAAAAAAAGGATGTGTTTTAAGATTATCTGCTGATGGTATTACAGAAATATCATCTTATGGTATGCACGACTTTTTTAGAGATGAATTAACTGGTATAAATAATGAGACCAACGCTTTAGAACCTGTAAAACAAATAAGAGGCGGTTGGGATGCTCATACTAAAAACTATATATTATCTATACAAAAAGATAATGGATCTTATAAAACTGTTTCTTTTGATGAAGGTGTTTTAGGTTGGACAAGCTTTTTTAATTATAAACCAGATTTTATAACAAGTTTAAAAAATAATTTTTATAGTTTAAAAATTACAACAAACAACGGTCAAGGTGTTTGGCTTCAAAATGCCCCAGTTAAAATAAATGGAGTTGATACAGGTGCAGCTTATGGTAAGTTTTACGAACAAACTTATAATTCAGATGTAACTGTAATACTAAACAAAGAACCATCTTTAGTTAAAAACTTTAAAACAATTAACTATGAAGGAGGCGATGGTTGGCAGCTAGAAAGCATGGTAACTAGCTCTGGTGACATTTCTGTTCCAGTTGGTGCATATACATTACAAACAACATTAAGCTCCTTAGAATCAGATTTATTTGTGAATAATTTTAAAAGAAAAGAAAATAAGTTTTTTGCAAATTTAATAAATAATTCACCTGCAACTGGAGGTGAAGTACTTTGGGGAGCTTCATCTACGGGTTTAAAAGGTTTCTTTACAGAGGCTAAAATAAAACTTGTTAATAGTGATTATCCAACAACTAAAAAAGAATTATTTGCAGTATCATCTGATATTGTAGAATCATCATATTAAATTAAATGGAATTAAATATAAGAATGCTAAAAGATTCTGATTGGAATACTTTAGTAGAATGGTGGGATGCTTGGCCTGAGTGGCAAGCACCTGCAAAAGATTTTTTACCAGAAAATGGTACAGGAGGTTTTATTGTTGAAAAACAAGATCAACCTATAGTTGCTGGATTTTTATATACAACAAATTCTAAAGCAGCTTTACTTGAGTGGATTGTTTCTAATCCTAAATATAGAGAAGATGATAGGCAGCAAGCTATAGAGCTTTTAATAGAAGGCGCTGAAAGCGTTTGTAAAAAACAAGGTATAAAATATATATTTAGTATAGGAAGAACCAAGCAATTAATAAATACACATAAAAAATTAGGTTATCATGTAGATGACAAGCCTTCACATGAAATAGTAAAAACAATATAATATGGGATTAGTAACAGCATTAGCCGTTGGCGCAGGAGCTTCTTTGTTAGGAGGAGCTGTTAGTGCTAATCAAGCAAAAAAAGCAGCGGGTAGAGCTCAGAGAAATAAAAACGCAGCACAGCGCGAGCTAGATTCTATAAAAGCAAGTAGACAAACTATAATAAATCCTTATTCTGGAGTAACAGATTTATCTGCTTCAGCAGAAGATTTAAGCGGTATGATTTCTAATCCTTACGCTAACTTAGGTGTTGCTACTAGTGCCGCTGAAATACAAATTGAGCAAGCTGATATAGCTTTAGCAAATACATTAGACACATTAAGAGCTACAGGTGCTAGCGCTGGAGGTGCTACTGCTTTAGCGCAAGCTGCTTTACAAAGCAAAAAAGGTGTTGCCGCAAGTATAGAACAACAAGAGGCTCAAAACGAAAAACTTAAAGCTCAAGGTGAACAACAACTTCAGCAAATGAAAATGTCTGAGCAACAAAGATTACAAAGTATTGCTATTTCAGAAGGGCAAAGGGTTCAATCAGCTCAAGCAGCAGGTAAACAGTTTATGTTTCAAGCTAAAGAAAATAGAACAAATATGGATCTTAATAGAGCCGCGGGTCAAATATCACAAGCGCAACAACAAGAGGCTGATGCAAAATCCGCTCAAGCAGCAGCTTGGGGTGGAGCTTTAAGTGGTGTAGGAAATATAGCGGGCGCAGCTATTGGAGCATACGCGCCGGGAAACTAAATAGCCCGACGGGGCAAACAAATACGTCTACTTTTAATACACGATACAAACCTAATGATACCGTAGGTTTTTATGGAAATTTATTTAATAATTAATATAAACGCATGGGAGCATACGAAAATCCAGCAATAATACGAGATACCTCAGGTCAGATATACGGTCAAGCTATAGCTAGTTTTGGCCAGTCTATAGCTAAAGGCATATCTATTTATGGGCAAAAAGTACAAGAAGCAAATAGAAAAGCTCAAGAAAAAATAGAAAGACAGCAAAGAATAGCTTATGATATTGAAGACAAAGCTTATGCGCAAGCTAATAAAAACTATGCTGAATTAGCGTCTAAAGATCCTTCATTGGTAGATCAGTTTAAAAAACAAACAGAGCTTTTGTTAAGAGGAAGTGGTGAAAACATTGGCGCTATAAAAGCACAAACTTTATTAGCAACTCAAAACGATTTAACCCAAGAAGAAAGACAAAACTATAGAAACATAGTAAATAGAGCTCAAACTTTTCAAATATCAGCAGTGGAAGGTGGTGGAAAAATTTTAGCAGATTTAGAAGATCAGCAAGGTATATTAGCACAAGATATAGCTAGTACGCATGCTTGGGTTGGTTCTAATGAATTAGAAAAAGACACATCTATGTTAACATCTTATGTTTTAGGTGGTAAAAAAGCTGACGGTTTAACTGGTGGTAAAGAGCTTATACCTGGTGAAAACGGCTCTATGATAGTTAAAGTTACTTCTACTGTAGATGAAAATTCTGATTTATTTAAAAACTTAGACGAAGAAACTAAAGAATTTTTAAAAAATAATGATTATAAATTAGAGTGGAAAAAAAATATAAACGAATGGAACGAAGGTCTTATTGATGAAATACCTGAAAAAGCAGATTATAATCAAATGTCTATAACTAACGGGTTTGAATCTAAAGAAGGTAGTATAACACCAAAATATATTATAGGTGGCGAGACAGGTGTTTCTAAAATAATTTCAAACGGAAAAATATTTGATGCAAAGTATATTGATGTAGATGGTTTTATTAACTCACAGTCTTTTCAAAAAGACATGTTTGGTAAAGCTACTAGTTATTTAGCTCGAGGCAATGGTCAGTTAAGTTCTTTTATGACTTACAAAATGAGAGATGGTAGTTTTAATGTAAATGAATTTAAAAAACAAACAACACCTCAACAAGAGCAAGAGGTTGTTAATGCTTTAATAGAAGATTTTAAAAATACTAAACTTTCTGACTTAGAGCAAAGAAAAGCTACACCACAAGATGTTAAAAACCTAAGGGCATTGGGTAAAAATGTTAAAGTTGGTCAACCTATTTACGTAGAAACTATTGGAAGTGGTAAAGATATTCCTTCTAGCAGTTATGTAGCAACTTTAGGTGATCAAATTGTTAATGAAGTTATTAAAATTCCAATAACACCTATACAAGCGGTTAGTAATTTATCTGGTAATGAAGCAAAAGATAAAACAAACGCAGATATAGTAAGAAATAAAAATATAGAAAAACACAAAACGTATTTAAGATCTAAAGGTATAAACGCTAAATCTAAAGCTGATTTAATTAGTCAACTAGAAAAAGTCAAAGGAACAAAAGATGGAGATGGTAATAAAATAGATGATGACTATATAGAAAACTTTAAAAACATGGCTCAAGATTTATATGTTTATGATGCTGAAAACAAAAAACAATATGAACTACCTAGTTACAATCCTGATAGTAACGAAAGCTTATTACCTATATTAAATGAATATGGTGGTTTTGGAAGCAAAACAAAAGAAAGATTAAGCACAACTATGTTACCATAAATAATTAAATTATGTTTGAATATAAAGGATCACAATTTACTTTAGACCAGATAGAACAAAGGGCTAAAGAAAAAGGTTTAACATTGCAAGAGTATTTATCTGCTAATCCTGAGATTACAGAGGTTGCTAAAGAAAAGCCAATAGAAGAAGTAAAGACAACACCTGTAGTTCCGGATGCGGTTGCAGGAGAAGAGATAGCATCCGATACGGTATTACCTTCGGATCCTGGTTTATCGGATTTAGTAGGTCCAAGTGAAACACCTAAGGTTGATACAAGCTTTATTCCTTTTGAAAGTCCTGAAGCCGCTAAAACAGCTGAGCAAGAAATTGAAATATTAAAAAAAGCTGAAAATGACGCAGCTAGGGCAACTATAAATGAATACTTAACTTTAAAAGGCATTAAACCCGGTGAAGCTGGTAAAGATGAAGGAGAATTTACTGAAATAAGTGTATTTGAAGAAGCTCAGAGAATATCTAAATCTGAAAAAGAAGCTAGGGAAAAAAGAAAAAAAATTAACAAAGGCATTGCTTCTGGTGAAATAGATCAAACAGCTGCAGAAAGCTCTATAGCTAGCGCTGAAAACTTTTTAAATCAATTAGCAGGTGTTGATGATAGAGCAAAATTTACATTTGCTTGGTTGCAAAAAGAAATGGGTTTATCAACAGAAAGCTCAGATAAAAGATTAGCTGAAGCAAATGCTGAAATGGATAGGTTAAATTCAATGGCTAAAGCAACCATAGGGTTTACTGATTTACCTGAAAAAAAAGGTATTGAAAAAGTAACAGGAGGATTAGCCGCTTTATTTGGTGCTGTAAGTTCATTCGGTGCCTCTATGTTAACTAGTTATGCTACTTTTGGTACTGGTTTAGCAACAGATATGATAGGTGGCTCTATTAAAGATTATAATGATCAAAAAGCAGAAACCCTAGGTATATCAACAAGTGAATTAATTGAAACAGGGCAAGGTGAAACTTTAATACCAGGAACTATAGGTGCTTTAGGTTTTGCTTTAGAAAAAAGAGGTATTGATGGTGCTAGTAAAGCTATTAATGCTATGGCTGTTGGAAAGAAAAAAGCTTTATTTACTTTTTTAAATTCTGGAAGAACAGAAGGTTGGACTGAATGGCTGCAAGGTGGTTTAGATAAATTAAATAATCTTATTGCTAAAGGCGAAAAAACAGCAAACATAGGTTTTAAAGTTTGGGATTTTATGACATCAAAAGAAGGTTTTGAAATAGCTTTACAAGGTTTTTTTGGTGGTGGAGCTATGAGTGTTGGTGGTGGCAATGTTAAAGCCGCATTAGCAATAAGAAATGATGGAGAAAATAAAAATATAATAAATAAAGTTCAACAAATTTCTGAGCTAGAAGCTAGTAAATTTAAGAAAAATTTAACACCAGATGAAATAGGTGAAATAAATGCAGCACAAAATAGTCTTAGAGCAGATTTAATTGTTGGATTTGAAAAAAACAAAAAATTAATAAACGTTTTAAATCAAAATGAAATAAACGAGGTTAACAAAAACTTTAATATAATAGAAAGTTCAGAATCTAAAATACAAGAAACTATAAATTCTGATAAATATACTGATGAAACTAAAAATATTATAGTTAAAAATTTAAGACAAAATATTGATAAAGCAAATCAAGAAATATATAACATAAGAAACACAGCTGAAAAAATAACTCAATCAACTGAAACTATAAAGGAAAAAGCTGGTGAAATAAAAGGAGTTAAAGTTAAAGATTTTGAAACAACAAAAGAAGTTGAAGACTTTGTTAAACAACAAAACCCTGATCAAGACACTACTAAAGCTTCTGAACAACAAGGTTTTATAGTTCAAAACCCTAACACTGGAGAACAAACTATAGTTATTAATAAAGAAGTTGCTAAACAAGAAAAAGCTGTTAACGTTGCTGCTCATGAGTTTTTACACGCTATATTATATAAAACAGTAAAAGATAGTCCTGAAACTTCCGTAAACTTAGGTAATGCATTGTTAAATGAATTAAATAAAATAGATGCTAGCCAAATAAAAGATAGTAAGTTTAAAAAACGAATGGAACAGTATGCTGATCAAAGCAAAGATGTTCAAATGGAAGAAGCTTTAACTTTATTTTCTGATGCTATAGCTACAGGTGATATTAAATTTAGTGAAAATGTATTCACTAAAATGGGTGATGTTATAAGAAGATCTTTACAAAAACTAGGTGTCAATATTAAATTTAACAATGGTAGAGATGTATACAACTTTGTAAAAGATTATAATGCTAGTATTGCAAAAGGAGATTTAAGTTTAGCTCAAGTTAAAGCTGCGGCTAGAGGTGTTGAAGGTAGATTAGTTACGCCCAAGCAACAAGAACAAGAAATTGAAACTATTATAAAAGAATCTAAATCTGATTCTGATGCTGTTCAAACTATATTTGAACAAAAAGGTAAAGAAGGTGCTTTTGAAATAATAGAAAAGTTTAAACCTATTACAAATAGAATTGTACAAAGAAGAAGTGAAGCTCCTGGATTTGATAGACAGTTGTTAACCGATGAAATAGAAACTGGTAAACGTGGTATATTAGATTTAATATCAGAATATAAACCAGAAAGTGGAGTTCCATTAGCTGCTTATATAAATAAGTTTTTACCAGCAAGAGCTATAGAAGCTTCTAATAGAGTTTTAGACACTGAGTTTAAACTAGATGTCACAGAAGCTAGAGGTGTTACAGATACTACAACAGAAGAAGTTACTGAACAGGTTGCAGAAAAACCTACTAAAGCAAAAGAAAGTTTAAGGAAAAAAATTAAACTAGATAAAGCTACTACACAAAAAGTTATTGATGCTGTTACAAAAACATTTGGTACTAAACTACCACCTGTAGATTCGCCTCAGTTTAAAAAAGCTTTACAAAAAGGTTTTAGAACAGAACTTAAAACTACTATAGCTAAAGATGTTTTAGGATCAAGAGCTGCTTACGAAACTTTTTTAAGAGATAACTTTGAAAACATTTATGAAGCTATACCTCAAGAAATTATAAATAAAAGATTTAGACCATTTGCAGAAGACACTGGTAAAAGAGAAAAAACTAAAGAAGGTAAAAAGATATTTAAGAAAAAAGATATTACTAAAGCTGAATTTATTAATTACTTTTTAGGTAGAGATGTAGGTACATCGACTAAAGGTACTAGAAAAGACGCATTAGCTGAAGCTTTAGCAGAAGAGTTTGCTTTTGATGCTACAATGGAAACTATACAAAAACCAGAAGTTATAGAAAAAAGAGAGTTTGTAGATAAAACACAAACCACTGAAAAAGTTTCTGAAGCAATCAAAAGACCTATTGATTTAAAGTTTAGTAAAACCGCTAGTAACAATCAAAATTTAAACAAAAGTTTAAGAAGTTTAAAACCAGAAGAGCAAACTGTATACCGAGGTTTATTACCTGAATTTATAAGTTCAATTGCAGTTGATAATTATAATGTTGACGCCGCTTTTCAAAGTGTTTTTGGTAATTTTCTAAACAAAAGTGATGGAACACCTAGTAAAAAAAGAGAAGAAATAATAAGTGAATGGAAGAAAGTTAGAAAAAGTATTATTAAAAATCAAAAAGATTTTAAAACTGGAAAACCAAAAAAAATAAATATAAACGATTATTTAACACAGGCTTTTGAAGAGCAAACAGAAACAGAAGTTGTAAGAAATATATTAGGCGTGACTAAAGGTGGTGTAAATTTTAGAGACGATAAACAAATAATGGGTTATGTCAACTTTATGAATGAACTTGTTGGCTCTAAAATGCAAGAATTTAAAGGTAATGATTTAAAAATAGCTGATTATGTTGTAAATATTTTAGGTCCCACTCTTAGCGCTGGTGCAAAAGTTGGAGGTAATAATTTTATGTGGGAATTAAACAAAGAAACAGATTTGTTACACTTAGTTCCAAGTACATTAAAAAGAAGCAGTAGTTTAAGAACTAGTATTTTTGGTAATCAAAAAGAAATGAGTGAAGTTTTAATTAAACCTTTTTTAAAAAAACCTGAATTACTTACTTACAAAGGAAATGCTCCTCAATATAACGGTAAACCGTTGTTAAAACCTAAAGTTGCTCAAAAAGTAGACACTTACGTTACATCTTTAAATAAAACCGGAGGTATTTCGAAAAATATGTTAGATGATTCTGCTGATTATGCAAAGAAAAATCAAAATGCCATAATTGATATATTAGATTTTTATAAAGGCTTAAATAAAGAAAGCGAAATAACTATTAATGATTTAGCTATGTTTTTTGCGGCTTCAAATGGCGATATGACAGCTTTAGTTAGAGCAGCCGCTAGAGTTGATAGCTTTGCAAAGTCAAACTCTAAAAACAAAAAAGATTATAGATACGAACATAATCCACCAGCTAGAACAATTTTAGTTAATATGGCTAAGTATGTTAATGGCCAAATGACTTTAGAAGAATTAAAAAAAGGTTTTGATAACTATACTGTTTCTATTATACCTAAACAAATGGATGATGTTATAAACGAAAGATATAAAGATTCTAGCCCCTTAGTGGGTTCAAGATATTATAATTCTTTTACTTTTGGTAGATTTCCTTTTTCAATGACTGTTTATGAAAAACAAAATAATGGAAATTATAAAACAAAAGTTTTAGGAGCTTTTGCACCACAAGCTTATAAAGAAGTTCAAGCAGCTAAAGCTAAAAACATAAATTCGTTACCGTCTAAAATACAAACAAAATTTTCTAAAACAAGTAGTAATCAAAACGTTCTTAATGAAATGCAACGTTTAGACACTGAGGCTCAAGATGCTAGAATTAAATTTAGTAAATCAAAAGATCTTAATAAAGATTTTAATGATATAATTGAAAAAGCTACAGGTATTGGTACAGAAAAAAGATATGGCCAAACTAAAGCTAGAGCTGTAGGCGCGGATAAAGGTAAATTTAATTTACTAGGTATACCACCATCTGCTCAAGACTTTGTAGGCTTAACTAGATATTTTGCTGGTAAAAGTAAACAAGGTGATAAAACTATAGCTTGGGTAAAAGAAAACTTTTTAGATCCGTTTGCTAGAGCTAACATAGATATATCAAACGCTAGAGTTGCTTTAGCTAATGACTTTAAAGCTTTAAAAAAGCTATTAGGCGTTAGTCCTAAAGACTTAAATAAAAAAATAACTGGTGAACCCTATACTGTGGGTAACGCTGTTAGAGTTTACACATGGGTACAACAAGGTATGACTATACCAGGTTTATCTAAAGCTGATCAAAAAATACTAGAAGACTATGTTACTGCAGATGAAAACTTAGTCACATTTGCTAACGAGCTTATAGCTATAAACAAAGATAATGGTTATCCTAAGCCTACTGATGGTTGGTTAGCCGGTACTATTACAACTGATTTACTATCAAGTTTAAACACTGTTGTTAGAGCTAAATATTTAAAACAATGGCAAAACAATGTTGATGAAGTATTTAGCGAAACTAATATGAACAAGCTTGAAGCAGCTTATGGTAAAGGTTACAGAGATGCTTTGGAAAATATGCTTGGTCGTATGAAAACTGGTAGCAATAGAGGATTTAAAGGTGATACATTGACTGGTAGATTTATTGATTGGATAAATAATTCTGTTGGAGCTATTATGTTCTTTAATATGAGATCTGCTGTATTACAAACTATATCAGCTGTTAACTTTGTGAATTGGTCTGATAATAATCCATTAAAAGCATCTGCTGCATTCGCAAACCAACCGCAGTATTGGAAAGACGTGATGAAACTTATGAACTCTGATTACTTAATTGAAAGACGTAATGGTTTAAAAATAAATGTTAGTGAAGCTGATATTGCTGAGATTGCCGCTGAGTCTAAAAACAAAGCTAAAGCTTTTATAAGTAAAATATTAAAACTAGGTTTTTTACCTACACAAATAGCAGATAGTTTTGCTATCGCTTCAGGTGGTGCTACATTTTATAGAAACAGATATAAAAGTTTAAAGAAAGAGGGTTTATCTGACAAAGAAGCTGAAGCGCAAGCGTTTCAAGATTTTAGAGAAATAGCTGAAGAGTCACAACAATCAAGCAGACCTGATAGAATTAGTCAACAACAAGCGGGTCCAATGGGACGTATTATATTAGCTTTTGCAAACACCCCAGCCCAATACGCTAGATTGATGCAAAAAGCCGCTAGTGATCTTAAGAATCGCCGAGGGGACGACAAAACTAATATATCTAAGATATTATATTACGGAGCTATACAAAATGTTATATTTAATGCGTTACAGCAAGCTTTATTTGCTATGGCGTTTGGAGATGAAGAGCCTGATGAAGAAAAACTAAATAAAAAATATACAGGTATAGCAAACGGTATGGCTGATTCATTGTTAAGAGGTGTTGGTTTTCACGGTGCCGCTATATCTACACTTAAAAACGTGGTAATGAAATTAGCTGAAGGCAAAGAAGCTCAAGACGCAGCTATAGAATTACTAGATATTTCACCTCCTATATCTTCTAAAATAGGTAAATTAAAATCTGCAGGTAGAACATGGGACTGGAATAAAAAAGAAATAATGGAAAAAGGTTGGTCACTTGATAATCCAGCTTATTTAGCTGCTGGCCAAGTTATTAGTGCTGCTACAAACGTACCACTTGATAGAGGTATAAGAAAGTTACAAAATTTAAAAGATGCTTCTGATGCTGAAAATGAAGAGTGGATGCGAGTTGCAAATGCTTTAGGTTGGGCTAAATGGGAGTTAGAGTGGCAAAAAGATAAACCTAAAAAAGGAAAAACTAAATCATTTTTCAAAACACCTAAAATTAATATACCAAAAATAACTTTACCAAAATTTTAAAATATGGAAAAATCAAAATCACCATTGTTAAGAAAGCTAAGCGCTAGTTGCAAAGCTGCTGCTAAAAGAAAATTCGATGTATACCCATCCGCTTATGCTAACATGTGGGCTTCAAAACAACAAGGTAAAGGTAAGTGCTAATGGAATATAAATCACCATTAACCTGTTGGAAAGGTTACAAAAGAAAACCAGGTACTAGTAGATTTTCTAAAGGTAGTTGTGTTAAAAGTAGTGCACCTGCAAAAAAAAGCTGTGGTCCAAAGAAAGGTACTAAAGGTGGTGGAACTAGAAAAGTATGTTTACCTAAAGCTAAAATAGCAAGTATGAGCAAATCTGAAAGACAAGCTGTTATAAACGCTAAAAGATCTGCTGCTAGTAAAGGTAAATATAAAAGATCTAGCAAAAGCAACGTAAGTGGTACTGCTAGTAAAAATTTAAAAGACTGGGTTAAGCAAGACTGGAGACAAGTTGGTGACCCAAGTAAAAAATGTGGAGAATAAAATTAAAATATGAAATTATGGAAAATTGCCCTTTTTGTTCTAGCTGCTGCTGTAAGTAGTTGTGGAACACACACTAAAAAACCTAAAATACAGATAACCCATGTGTTAGCTGTAACAGAGCAAGGTGACACCTTGAGATTACCTATAAACATGATTAAACCAAATGTTTATTATAATATTGTATCGTATCCCAGTTATCCTAGATATTATAGCAACTGGTACAATGAAGGCTACTACAGACATAGGAGTGAACCTATTTATGTACCTAGCAATAACAGTTCTAACAACAATAACAACAACAGTAGTAGCAAAGGCTCTGTTGAATCTAAAGATATATCAAGACTAGATGTTAATGCTACTAAAGTAAAAATGAAAAATTAAATGGCTCAAAAAATTTCAGAGAACACAGAGATACAATTAGATCTTAAAACAATTGGCATGCTAGTGGCAGGTGCAGTTAGTTTAGCTGCTATGTATTTTACTTTGCAAAAAGATATTGATCTTGCAAAAGAATTACCTAAACCAGAGGTAAGTAGAACAGAGTATGATCTTAAAGACGAGCTGGTGAGATCGACTATTATGGACATTGATGAAAAGGTTCAAGATAATAGTGAAAAACTAGACAAAATAGATGATAAACTGTTTGAAATTATAAATAAAAAATAAAATGAAAAAGCTTTTAATTATATTTACTTTAGCATGTGGATACTTTTCGAGCGCTCAATACACTGTATTGCATATAAATTCTTCGTGGAACACAAAACATAATGTAGATTTACAAGGTATAAAAAACGCTAAAGTTCAGTATACTTTATTAGATAATTTAACACCATCTTTAAAGCAACAAATAAAGTCTGTACCAACAGTGTTAATAATAGGTGAAGATAAGAAAACAAAAATGATTTGGAGTGGAGGAATTGCATTAAAATTAAACATAACAAAAGATGATGTTCAGTCTGTACTTGATCAACTTATAGTGCGTGATTCTGATATACCCTTAAGAAGAAGATCAACAAATTAAGACATTTGCAAAAGTGATTTTAAAGGTGTAAATAACAGGAAACCAAGTGATTATAATAATGTAACACTTTAATTATTATAAATGAACTTAATTTTATCTTTCTTGTTATTTTTTAATATCTCAACTGATATTGAAACTGAACTATTAAACGCTATTAATGAAGGAGATTACAACAAAGTAAACTCAATGTTGATAGTAAACCAAATCCACGCCACAGAAAAAATTGATGGTAAACCATTGCTAATTCATGCTATTATAGCGGATAAAGCTAATATTGTTTACTTATTATGTTTAAGAGGAGCGCAGCCTTATGTAGACATGTGTGATGAAGGCTATAACGCTATGGATTGGGCAAAGAAAAGTGGTAGTTATTACGCGCGAGCCGAGTTAATAATGATAACCACACAGTAAGGAATAATAAAATGGGCACCATACCCAAACATTCCTGTAACAAGAAAGGGAGCTATGAAAATAGCCCCCTTTTTTTATTATCCGTCGCAACTAAGACAGCCGTCATCCATTGCTTGTTCAGCAATATCTCCACGCAACACTGACTCAGTTCTAGTATAGTATAAGGTTTTAATACCTTTCTTCCAAGCTTCAAAATGTACTTTATTAATCCACTTAGGTGTAGCAATACTAGGGAAAGCTAAGTTTAAACTTACGCTTTGATCTATATACTGCTGTCTAATACCTGCTTGATTAATTAATTCTAATTGATTAATCTCTTTAAATGTCTTAAATACATCTTTAGCTGGTATATCATTATAAGGACCTAATGTTACCTTATCTAGTTCTTTTAAACCTTGAACTGATCCTCCGTCTTTTAGTATTTTACCCCATGTTTTTTCATTATCAATTTTAAGTTTTCTTAATAACTTTTTTAATGTAGGGTTTTTACGTATAAACGTACCTTTAGCTGACTGCTCTGTAAATACATTTGCAGCCCATGGTTCTATCCCTGGCGATACATTTCCACTAAGCTTACTGTTAGATACAGTGGGAGCGATAGCGCGAAGATGGGTATTGCGAAAACCAGTACCGACACACCAAAGAGGTTCTCCAAAAGATTCAGCCAAAGACATTGAAGCTCTTTCAGACTCGATTTTAATTTGTGAGAAAATTTTTCTTGTTTCATATTGTGCTAATAATCCTTCAAATGGTAGGCCCTTTTCCTGTAGATACGTGTGCCAACCTAAAACGCCTAATCCTAAAGCTCTACCTTTTTCAGCAGATCTTACAGAATTATGAAATCCAACTTTACCTTTGGATCTCTGTATAAACTCTTCTAATACACCATCTAAAAACCATATAGCATCATGTATTAGATTACTTCCTTTCCATTCATCGTACTTAGCTAGATTTAAACTAGATAGACAACAAACAAAACTGTGTGACTCATCTGTATGTAATGTAATTTCACTACATATATTAGTCATATGTACTTTTAAACCGTGCTTTTTGTAAGCTGGTGGGTTACACTTGTTTGTATTCCCTTTAAATAACACGTAAGGTTCTCCAGTAGCTTTACGCTTTTGAAGAAGTTTTCCCCAACGTTTTCTAGCTTCTCTATCTCCTGACTCAACTCGTCGCATAAACTTGTCGCCGACCACAGCGCACTGGTGCAGGTTGAGCGATTGACGGTTAATGTCTCCTTTAGGTTCACGTATTTCGAGCCACTCATCGAAATCGGGGTGTTCAATGTTAAGATTAACCGATGCAGCTCCTCGTCGGACAGATCCTTGATTAGTGGCAAGTATTGTTGAATCGTATATCTTACAAAAAGGCACAACTCCATCACTTGTTCCATTTCCTTTAATTTTTGCACTGGCGGGTCTGATTTGATTAATTCCGATTCCTACTCCACCGCCGTGCTTTGCGAGTAGCATCATCTCTAGGTTTTTACTACCTATATCGTATATACTGTCAGCAACATCTATACCGAAACAACTGATCGGTAAACCTCTGTCTGTTCCTGTATTAGACAACACAGGGGATGCAAGACACAACCAACCTGACCAAATATATTCAAAAAACTTTTCGGCCATCTCAGGACGTTCTAAACGTCTTGCTACAGTATTACAAACTCTATGGTATGCATCCTTTGGTGTTTCACCTTTTAAAAGATAACCACCACCAATTGTTTTTTTATATACGTCAGTATCACCCCACGAAGGGTAATCAACTCCTTTTTTCCATTCGTTATTCCACATCTGTTTCAAACTTTTTTTCTTTAGGTTTTTGCAACTCTTGTAACTCAACAACTAACTCTTTCCACTTATCTTCACCTAAAAATAATTGAAAAGCAGTTAATGTACCTTTACTAGTTGTATCAACCTGTTGAAGCTTTTGAATTAAACCGTTAGTTACATTAGTCAACTGTTCAATCTTTTTCTTCATTAATATTAATTCGTTTTCTTTCATATCATTTAATTTTATTTTTACCAAACGTCTTCAAAATCTTCTCCTTCGTTTGCTTTACTATAGTCAGTCGGCCTAATAGCGAAGAAATCAGTGTGAGTGTGACCCCCAGTAAGATGATCGAACCAAGCCATTTTTTCAATTGACTTTTGGTCATAAGACTTTTCTGTCCAGTCCCACTGCTTGTATTTTCTTTCGGTATATCCAAGCTCTGCGAGTTTGTCTCCGACTCTTTTTTTGATGAAGTGTTGTAAATCATAAGCTGTTAAATTTTCTATATCACCCGCTTCAAACATTTTAGTGATATATGACATTTCTGCATTATGCATTTCTAATGCAGCTAAATATATATGAGGTTCACACTCTTCCTTTAATCCAGGAATTTGTGAACACATGTGTCTAAATAATTGACAACCCATTTTACTATGTAATGATTCATCTCTTACAGACCATTTCATTTGTTGCCCTATACCTTTTAACATATTTCTCATTTGAAAACTGTATAATACAGCAAAGGCAGAATATAAACTAACGCCTTCAGCAAAAGCAGAAAAAGTAGCAAGAGACTTACCAATACCAACAGGATCGGAACCGACATAGCTAACCAAGTTATCAAACCTTGCAGCGGTTGCAGGCTCGTGTAAAAAAGCTTCGTAATCTTCAAGCCCAAGTGTTTCATTTAAATAACTATAAGCTACAGCGTGTATTGTTTCTTGTGAGCCGAACATCATAGCCATTTGCTGTATCTCATGTTTAGGAAACCATGATACGACGTTTTGTGTCCAGTAGTCAGACACTGCACATTCTGTTTGTGCAAAGCCTAATAGTATATTACCTACTAAGTTTTTCTCTGCTGGAGTTAATTTTTCATTCCAGTCTTTAACATCACCGCTCATAGGTATTTCTGTATGTAACCAAAATGCTTGTGCTTGTTTCAACCAACCTTCTGTATAATACTCAGGGTATTCAAAAGGTTTATATGGTATTCTCTCTGTAAATAGTGGTATTCCCATTAGCGTCCTTGGCCTCTATATTGTTTCTTATAACCAGTTTGTCCCTTTGAGGCGTTTTTAGAGTGTACACCTGGTCGTCTTGTTTTGTGTTTTCTTGTATAATTTGTTAATACTATTTTAGCCATTATTCTTCATAATATAAAGTTAAACATATATCTATAAATCCTAAATATAAAACGTGGTCTATTTGAAACTCGCCGTCTTCATAACTTCTTATACCGAATAGTATTCCTGGAAATATACCTGTAGATAACTCCCAGCCTGTTGATTTTTTAACCATAGCATTTTATATTATATTTATTATGGATCGCTATAAGATCCTTCCATTTTAAATAACCTCTTTTATTAACTGTCCATTTAATATAAGTATCGATCTTACGTTCTTTATATTTAGTTCTAGCTATGTGTTTAGAGGCTAGTTTGTTTTTTCTTTGCATTTGTTCTAAGATTTTTTCTCATGAGTTCTATTTGTTTAATAGTCTCATCACAGTCTTTTTGGTTTTGAGGTTTAAACAACGCTATACCAGGTGAATGTTGTGCTATCCATGATTTAAATAATTTCCACCTTAATGGAAATGATTCGTTAGCTCTACCTTTACATTCAATTATAAAATCTCTACCTACAAAATCTGGTTTGTATTTTATAGGTAAAATCTTTTTACAACCTCTATCTTTATATTCACCTTTGCCATTAGCTTGTTTTTCAAAGCATATACCTTCGTAATCAAAACCGTTAAGCAAAGTATAGCTTGTAGGCTCATACTCTGCTACGATTCTAGCTTCTTTCAAAGCTTTATACATATATACTTCTAATCCTGATGCAAACTTAATACCATCATATGTTACTTTTTTTGCTCGGACTGGTCCTCTTTTACGTTTATAAGACTTCTTCATTTACGTTTATATTAGTTACATCTTTGGTAAACCTATTGTATGCAACCTCTTCTATCTCATCTTGTAAACATCTTTTAGCTGCTTCAATATACAGTAATGCGTCCATTAATTCTTCTTGTACATCAATTAAGAAACGATTAAGATCTTTTTCTTGACCTTCAATCTCTTGCATCATTGTAGCTCCGTATTTTTTCTGGCCTATAAGGCTTCGTTCGTCCATCTTTCTTAAGACTTGTTGAACTATTTTATCTTGAGTTTTAATCTTCATCTTTTACAAATGTTCCGTTAATCATTTTACCTGTTCTTTTGTTTATAACATCATAAGCAGTCTGTATACACTCTTCAATATAAACACCTCGTTGATGAGCTAAGTTAGTTAACACTACAACCATATCACCAATAGCATCTATAACCTCTGGTTGATCATCTTTTAATAAAGCTTTAGCCAACTCGCCAGCTTCTTCTTGTAGTTTAACATATTGTACCATTGGATCTCCTTTCTCATATAAACCTCTAGTTTCAGCCCATGTTCTAATTTTATTGAACATCATTTGAGTTTTATTATAGTCTGGTATTTGAATACTATTGTTTTTTAAATTTCTTACAGCTTTAAAATATTCTGCAAAAGCCTTGTTGTATATGTATGATCTTTTATCATTATACATTGAAATCTTTGCGTTGTCTGTTATCCATTTGATTGTTTGCATATCTAATTCAAATGTGCCGTGAGATGTTTCCCAGGACATTCCTATATTGTCCATTAGATGGCCTTTAAGTTTGTTTAAAGGTATTGCAAAAGTTGAAGTTTGTTCTGTTACGTTTATTTTCATTTTCTTAAAAAGGTTTTTATATTTCTTTCTATCAATCTTATAGCCATAAGACTTTTGAAGTTCTATCTCTTTGTCCGATATATAATCTATATCGTCCGACTGATCAAGAACTTCATATTCACTAGGTTTATAACCCTGAATTAACGTAACACGAGTATTAAGATCAC